GGTGGTGGAGCTGGTCAAGCTGGTGGAAGTGTATCTCAATATGGTGCTCATGGTGGAAGTGGTAAAAATTTACAACCTTATGGTGTTCCTGCTTGTATAGGTACACAAGGAACACTAGGTGGAGGCGGCGGAGGAGCCATAGCTCAATTCGGAGATGGCACACCTTCTTGTGCAACCTGTTCTGCAGGGCCTAAATTTCAAATTCATGCTGCACCTTTTTCAACGGCAGAACAATATGCAGCTGGTGGAATAGGTGGTGGAGGCCAAGGTGGAGTAAAAGTAGCCAACCATTGTGGTGCTATATTCTTTGCACCCGCAAATGGTACTGCCAATACAGGTGGCGGAGGCGGTGGTGATAACGCTGGTTATAACAATGGCCCAGGTGTTGCTGGTACAGGAGGCTCTGGTCGTGTTATAGTTGTAGAACCAGGTGTTGCAGCTGGAACAGTTGGTGATGGTGTATATTCTATGCAGGCACAGTTTAATGCTAAAGCTGCTTCAAGGTGGAAATAGATAATGGCACATTTTGCAGAAATCAATAGTAGTAATGTAGTACAAAGATGTGTTGTAGTAAGTAACGAAGATGTTGCTGCTAATGGTGGAGAGTATTCTACAGCAGTAGAGGCATGGGTAAAGACTAAATTTGGTGGACATGCTTGGATACAATGTTCTTACAATAAAAACCAAAGAGGTGAATTTCCTGGTGCTGGCTGGAATTGGTCACCAACAAAAGAAAAATTTTATCCAAAAAGACCTATAGATTATCATGGAAACTCTTGTGATTCTTGGACATTAAATGCTGATACTTTAGAATGGACACCGCCTGTCACACATCCAACTAATTCTCAAAGAGAATATACAGAAGATAGTATTACAAAACTAAAAGTAGTTATATGGGATGAGGCAGCTGGTAAATGGAGAGGTTTTAAAGATGGTCCTTTTAATACCCCACAAACAGAGTGGTATTGGAATCCCTCTACTAGTGCTTGGGATGAAATTACCTAAAAATATTCATTATAAATAGTATTATATAATTAACAAGTGAATTAAATTATGTCGGATACTAGAGTGGGTAATATAATTCCCCTATTTTCTACAATATTATACCCAGATAAATTTGAAGTTTCTAATCAACAAAGAAATGATTTAATTTATGTTGCCCAAAATATGAAATGGCAAAAACAAGATAATGTAGATAATGTTAGGTCAGAAAGTTTACATGTAATATTAGAAAATAAAAAGTTACATTGGTTAGGACAATCTATACTTAAATCTTTTTATACATTTAAAAATCAAGTATTAAAATATGAAGACTTTGAATTTGTTATGACTACATCATGGATGACATACACAAAGCCTGGTTTAGGTAGTAGTATGCATAATCATAATAATAGTATGTGGAGTGGAGTTTTTTATTTTGGTAATGAAGAAGGTAAAAATACAGGTATTAGATTTTCTGACTTTGCAAATAAAATGAATGGATTTTGTTTAACACCTAGTGAATATAATGATTGGAATTGTTCATCATGGGATTGGTATCCTACAAATGATTCTGTTATATTTTTTCCCTCTCAAACACCACACACAGTATTGCCAAACAGAAGTAATGGCATTAGATATTCAATAGCATTTAATTTAATGCCGATTGGATTTTGTGGTAGAGGTGATTCATCTATAAAATATACTAATAAATTTAATGACTACTTATCATATGAAGGTGAAGGTAAATGAAACTAATTAGATTATTTGAAAATCAATTATCACCTAATGTTGTAAAAGAATTTAATCAAGAAATTAGAAAAAATACAATATCTGATTTTTATGGTAAAGCTAAAAGTGCAACTAAAACATCTACTGTTACTAATATAAAATATGGTGACATAGAGTATTATATGAATCCAATTTTTGATATGTGTCAAATTAATAATATAGATACTTTAGGATATAATATATATCAACCAACAAGACATAATTTATTACATTATAATATATACAATAAAGGTAATGAATATACATGGCATAGTGATGGCACAGTTTGGAATCAAAATTTTGACCAAAAATATACTATACTAATAAATTTATCAGAAGAAAAATATGAGGGTGGTGAATTTGACTTATTTGATAATGGTATAGAAGAACAAAAATTTAATTCAGGTGATATATTTATGTTTACTTCTCATATACCACACAGAGTTAGACCTGTAACAAAAGGTCAAAGAATTACATTATCATATTGGATGATAGGACCTAGATTTCAATGAGTAAAGAATTAGATAAATTATTTCCATTAGAAAGTTTTATACATGGTTCTTATATAGACCCAAAAATTTGTGACGCTTTGATAGAAGAACATAAGGCCTCTGATGAAAAAAAACCAGGCGTCCTAACAAATGGAAATGTTGATGTAACACAAAAAGATTCTGTAGATTTAATCTGTGGTGCTTTTCCAAAGGGCCCACCATTTACAAATTATTTTGATGCATTACAAATAGTTTTAAATGAATATCAAAAAAAATATAAAGAGGTAGGTTTACTTGAACCATTTCATGTTAGACAAAATTGGAAGATACAATATTATAGAGCTGGTGGTGGTTATAAAGTTTGGCATCATGAAAGAAATGGGCCTGGAAAAATAAGTCACAGATGTTTAGTTTTTATGACTTACTTAAATGATGTACCTGATGGTGGCACTGAATTTAAATATCAAAAGATTATTGCTCCAGCAAAAAAAGGATTAACATTAATATGGCCTACAGATTTTACACATACACATAAAGGTCAAAGAACAAGAAAACATGAAAAATATATAGCAACAGGTTGGTTTCATTATAGGTGGACTGATGAATATATTGCAAATGAATTTTTTTCAAGGTAAATAAATATGTATTATAAGAAATGGTATTATTATTTTAGAAGTGCATTATCAGAAAAATTTTGTGATGATATTGTATCTAGAGCTATGGATGATAATCCTATTCAAGCTTTAACAGGTGGATACTCAACAGTAGTACCTAGAAGTGAATCAGAAGTAAGAGAATTATTTAAAAAAAGAAATTCTAATATATTATGGTTAAATGAAGTTTGGATTAAAAAAGAATTAGAATATTATGTACATAGAGCTAATAAATTAGCTGGTTGGAATTTTGATATTGTTGATTCTGAGCCTTGTCAATTTACAATATATAATGAGGGTCAGTATTATGGATGGCATACAGATTCATCAGGTGTATATTATGAGGCTAGAAGTAAGAATGGTTTAATTAGAAAATTATCTGTAACTGTTTCACTTTCACACCCACACGAATACGAAGGCGGAACATTAGAGTTTGATACTAGGGCACAAGATAACCCAGATAGTAAATCTGAAATAATTAAATGTAAAGAAATATTACCTAAAGGTTCAATTTGTGTTTTTCCTAGTTTTACTTATCATAGAGTTTCACCAGTAACAAAAGGAAGAAGACTATCATTAGTGCAATGGAATTTAGGACCAGAATGGAGATAAAATATTATGAACAATAATGAAGAAATAAACGAACAGTTTTTTGCAACACCTTTTTGGGCTACAAAAAAACCAGAATGGGTTGAACATTTAAATAAAACTTGTCAACCATACTTAGATGAATCACACGAAGCACAAAAAGAAAGTATAGAAAAAAATGGTGGAAGTGATTTTGGTAGAGTTTTTCATTCTAATGCATTACAAAACGAATCTGAATTTTTAGACTTTGGCAAATATATTACTAACACAGGTTTTAATTTACTTGAAACATGGGGTGTTGATATGTCAAATTTTGATTTAGGTATACACAGTATGTGGGTACAAGAATTTGCTAAAGATGGTGGTGGACATCATAGAGTACACATACATGAAAATTGTCATATCTCTGGTTTCTTTTTTTTAGAAAATGATAATAGTTCTTATCCTTTATTTCATGACCCAAGACCTGGTGCGGCTATGACAGCACTACCTGAAAAAAATCAACATAGTCTTAGTTATTATAATAAGTGTATAAACTATCAACCAAAACCTGGCAATATATATATGTTCCCATCTTATTTACCTCATGAGTATGTTATGTCTAATGGTGGAAGTTTTAGATTTATACATTGGAATTTAATTGCACTTCCTAGAGATATTGTACATGGGGAGGGCAGTATATGAGTTATAAAAAAAACAAATATAAAATTATAAAAAATGCAATACCAATAGATGTTGCAAATTTTGTAAATGATTATTTTGTATTAAAAAGACAAGTACATTTTACACTTAAAAAATCAACCTATATATCTAGATTAAATGATGATTGGGGTAG